TTGTTATTTTCATTGTTAATTCTCTTATCTAATTTAGAGTCTAATGTTGATAAATAATCCGCTACTATCGGTAGCCATTTTGGCAACAATACATCACGTTTGTGTGCTACTTTGTCAATTCTGCGAGCAAAGCCTTTTAACCGTTTTAAGTCAGCGTCAAGGTCTATAAGCTGCAAATGTAAACTAGGGGCATATTGTGCATTGCCCGTTAAGCTTACTTTTTCGAGCTGTTTTTCTGCGCGTTGGCTTTCTTTGAACTGGTAGATTTTTGCGCCGCCGATGGCTTTTTTATTTCGGCTGCAACCTCTTTAAGTTCATCGGTTGCCGCATTAATATCCTCTGCGGTATAGGCTAAATCACTTGCTGAATCACTGACTTTTTCAGCGGCACCTTCAACATCGCTAGCGGCACCTTCAACATCACTGGCGGCACTTTGTACGGCATCGGCAGTGGTTGACAGCTCTGTCGCTAGTTCAGCAGTTTGCTCTGCTAAGTCAGCGGTTGATTCATCAATTGCGGTTTTAATGTCGGTTCCTTCAACATGAGTAATGTTGCCATTATCATCTTTAGTCACTTCTACAAGTGCCGACCTATCTTCACCAGTAGCAGGGTCAACCCCAAAATAGTTAATATTGCTTTCAACGTATTTAGTGGCTTCGTTAATAGCCTTTTCTTCACTAACATTTAGCAACTGAGCAAGTAGCGTTAAGGCTGTTGTTTCGCTTTCTTCACTTTGTGGTTGCTGTGCTAATTTTTCTTTAACACTGGCTTGTTCTTTTTGTGCTTTAAACTGTTGACGCTTTTTAAAATTGGTAATAACGCTCATGGTTTTATCCTGATGACTAAAGTAGTGATGCAATAAATATTATTTAAAAGTCTTGGCAAGTTAACTTAATTAACGGTTTAGTTAAGTAAGTTAACGAGCCAAGGACTTTCTAGTTTAAAACGTAAAATTAAACTGTAGGGCCAATGGTAATGGCGGCTTCATCAACGGCGGCATAGGCTTCAAATTCTTCGATTGCATAACCTTCTTGACGCCAGTATTTATCTTCATACTGTTTGCGGTCTTCAACGTTTTCAGATTTACGCTGACTAGTGCCTTTTTGTGTATAAATATGCAGGTTAGAAAGCATGGTTACCACAATGCGCTTACCGGGGAAAAACGGCGGTGTAAAGGCATTCATACCACCAATGGTTTTATCCATTTTTTGTGCCGCTACTTTTTCAGTTGGTGTATCGGCAAGGTTCATCATTTTAGTTTGTGCAGTCGCGGTTAAATCGCTACCTACTAACACAACTAAACGTGGGTCATTGCGTAATGCTGGGTGAATTAAGGTGTTTTTTAATTCAGTGGCAATGGCATCTAATGTTTTGTAATCACCGGCTCCGTCAACGTCAAAGAAAATAGGGTCAGTCATAATTTGACCTGGGGCTTTTTCTTTAACTATTTGATGCCAACCTTTGTTAACATCTTCACCTAGTGGGTTTGCCACGGGGTCAGAGTCAGCGGCAATTGATATACCATTAAAACCAACACGCAACATGTCTAATGCGAAACGCTGAGTGGCATTTTGACTCATTAATTGCATAAACTGATTTTGATTACCGGCATTAGCCCAAGTTGACAATAAAGCCCACGTAAGTGCAGAGCATGAATCAGTTTCAGTTAATTCATAGGTGTGACCATCGACACCTTGCGCGGTAACAAAACGACCGCCATTTTTACGACCCGTAGCAATGGTATAATTACCAATTTTAACTACCTGCCCTTTAATTTGGTCAACTGGCATCGTGGTGATCAGTTTTAAAAATTCGACTGATTCTAGTAATGCGGCACGGAGTTTTGTTTCCATGGGCGCACTAACGGCAAATTGGTTTTGTACTGAATCGACACCGTAAGCTAAGGCTAACTGTGTAGAAAACGCTAGTAAGTTTGCGTTGGCTGTTTGATTTAATTGCATAATTTTCTCGCTGTTAATTTATTCCGTTATGGTGCTAGTGCTCGTTCCGTTTTAAAAATGGCTTAAACGAGGCTTATTGTTCCGCTTTGCCCTGCTGGGTCTGGCTCTTGATCACCAGTTTCTTTGCTTAGCTCGTTGAACTTGGTTTCTAAACTGCCAAACTTTGCTGTTAACGCATTAATGCCATTAGTTAATGCACTAAATTGATCGTCAGTTACTTTTGTTTCAGTGGTGGTTTCTGTGGTGGTTTCTTTACCATCACCGCCTTTGCTATCTTCACCATTATCAGCACCGCTTTCATCTTCGCCACCCGTATCGCCCGGTGAAGTGCTAAATGTGCTTACTTTTTCTTCAAGGGTTTTAAACTTGTCTTCAAGTGAAGTGAATTTTTGATCTGTGCCGTTTAATTTATCCATTAAGGCATTGAATTGTGCTTCGGTCATGTCGTCGTCCTCGCCTTGCTGTTGCTCGGCCTGATTGGTGTCGTTAGAAAAAAGGTTAAAAATTTGGCTGAACAGGGTTTTTACCTGTTCTTCTTTACTGGAATTGTTTTCAATGGTGCCGTAGCTAATAAAGTCGCTTTTTTCTAGCACTTCTAAAGCGCTGTACTGGTGCTCAATTTCTTTGTCACCCATTGAAAATTTTAAACGGGTAGTGCCTGTTGATGCAGGGGAGTCGGTAACGGCTAAACCTTGTAAATAACATTTACCCGTGCCAGTAAAGTCTGTATTGGGTTCAATAGACATAAATAGCTTTTGCCCATCTTTGTTGGCATCAAGCAAATAACTGTTAGCGGTTAATTTAACAAATAATCGCAGTTTTCCGCCTTGTTTACTGGCTTTAACAGCGTCAATAGTGCCCCAGTTTTTTCCCTCGAAAGGCCCCCAAGACGAGCGAAAATGTTCAGGCCAAATTACAGCGGTATAAACTTCAATTGAGTAGGTTTCTGCCATTTCTTCAATCCACTGTTTTGTAATGGTGCGACCATCAACAGTAGCTCCCTCAGTGGCAGCAATTAACCAGCCCGTTTGCGCTGTATTTTTATTTGGCGTTGTCTTTGGCATTGTCGTTTTACTCATTTGCAACATTCGTTCAATTGCAGGCAGAATAACCGTAAAAAACACCCTGATCACGCGGTTAACTTATGGATAATTCCTATATATGGAATTAAGGAAAAAACAGGCTTTTTAATGGGTTATTAGTTATTTGCAAATAAATACACTGTCGGCAGTTTATTAATAACAGTAGTAATTAAATGGCTTATTCCCCAGAAATCAGAGAAGCAGCAAAACGGCTTTATTTACGCCATTGGACACCTGACGAAATACGCAGTGAATTAAACCTACCTAATACCCGTGTTATTTATTATTGGTCAGACAAATACAATTGGCGTGATTTGCTACGCGAAGAAGAGGTAGACGAAGCCATTGCCCGTCGCATTGTGATGCTAACCGACATTAACGAAAAAAGCGGTATGCAGATAAAAGAGCTTGATATGCTTATTGAGAAGCATGTAAAACTTAAAAAGCAACGGGCTGATTTAGCCCGAAAAGCCGCGCAAGGTGAAGACAGTACCAACACATCAAACAACAATGCAAACAACAATGGACAGTCAAAAGGCGCTAATAACAACAATACTAAAAAGAATGGTCGTAAAAAGAAAAATGATGTTAGTCATTTAACCCAAGAAGATTTTGCCAGTTGGTATGACTCGTTATTTGAATATCAAAAAACGATGCATAAAAACTTGCATCAACGTATTCGTAATATTTTAAAAAGTAGGCAAGTGGGTGCTACCTATTATTTTTCAGGTGAAGCATTTGAAAATGCTGTATTAACGGGTGACCCACAAATATTTTTATCTGCGTCACGTGCTCAAGCCGAAGTTTTTAGAACCTACATAGTTGCTATTGCACATGAGTTTTTTGAAATAGAACTAACCGGTAACCCTATTGTATTAAATACTGCGCACGGTGCGGCTGAACTACGCTTTTTAAGTACCAATGGTAAAACAGCACAAAGTTATCACGGCCATGTGTATGTAGATGAATACTTTTGGATAGGTAAATTTGATCAATTAAACAAAGTGGCTTCGGCCATGGCTGCTCATAAGCATTGGCGTAAAACCTATTTTTCAACACCGTCAACCAAGGCGCACCCTGCTTATACCTTTTGGACAGGTGATCACTGGAAAAATGGCAACGCTAGTCGTGAAGAAATTGAATTTCCAACCTTTGACGAAATGCGCGACAACGGCAGATTATGCCCTGACAAACAATGGCGGTATGTGGTAACCCTGTTAGATGCACAACGGGGCGGTTGTGATTTATTTGACATCGACGAACTGCGCGACGAATACAACACCGATGAATTTAATAACCTGTTTATGTGCATCTTTATTGACGATGCCGACAGTGTCTTTAAATTTAGTGACCTTGAAAAATGCATGGTTGACGCTAGCCGTTGGCAAGACTACAAACCTAATAATGCCCAGCCATTTGGCAACCGTGAAGTGTGGCTGGGTTACGACCCTGCCCGAACGCGTGACAATGCCACTTTAGTTGTTGTTGCACCGGGTGAAAAGAAAGGTGAAAAATTTAGGATACTTGAAAAGCACTATTGGCGAGGCTTGAACTTTTCTCACCACGTTAGTGAAATTCAAAAAGTTTATTCAAAATATAATGTTACTTACATCGGTGTTGATACCACAGGTATAGGTGCAGGTGTATTTGACTCTATAAGCACGTTGTACCCACGCGAAGCCACTGCCATACATTACAGCGTTAGCAGCAAAACACGTTTAGTACTGAAAATGATTGACGTAATTGAGGGTAACCGGCTCGAATGGGATGCAAGCAACAAAGATATTGCCATGAGTTGCTTATCCATACGACGAACCACTACCGACACAGGCGGGGCTATTACCTTTAAGGCTAGCCGCGACAATACCACAGGCCATGCAGATGTGTTTTTTGCTATTGCGCATGCCGTAATTAATGAACCACTTAACCACGCACATACAAGGAAATCATCATGGGCAATGCAGAACTAACCGACCAAGTTCAAGAACAGCCACAAGAAACAGCACCAGAGCGAGAGCAAAAAACCACTTCACCTGTAAAGAATTCGCCCGTGGTGTTTAGTATGCCTGAGCAAGTAATGCCCAATATGTTTTTAACTGATTATGACTCGTTATATTTTAATGATCAGTACGGCTTTTGGGAGCCCCCCATTGACCGCGATTTATTAGCCGGATTGACAAGGCGAAATGCCCAACATGGCGGTATTGTTTATGCTCGGGCAAAAATGGCAGCGGCACGGTACGAAAGTGGCGGCATGACCAGCGAACAAATGGAGGCAGCTTTTTTAAACTTGGTGCAGTTTGGTGATGTGGCCTTGTTGAAAATACGCAATGGTTTTAAACAAGTGGTGCGCTTGTTTCCCCTGCCAAGTTATAGAACGCGTGTGACCGCTGACGGCGGTGCGGTAATACTTGAACGTAATAACCAAGTAAAACAATACAAAGCACGCGATATTGTTTGGGTTAAGCAATACGACCCTGTGCAACAAGTATATGGTTGCCCTGATTATTTGGGCGCATTACAGGCGGCATTGTTAAATGAAGATGCAACTTTGTTTAGGCGTAAATATTTTATTAACGGTGCGCATATGGGTTTTATTATGTATGCCACTGATCCTAACCTTGACCCTGACGTTGAAGAAGATATAAAAGAAAAAATACAAGACTCTAAAGGTGTCGGTAACTTTAAATCGTTGTTCGTTAATATTCCCAACGGTAAAGAAAAGGGCTTACAAATAATTCCTGTGGGTAATTTTGAAAGCAAAGACGAGTTTATGAATGTTAAAAATGTATCGGCACAAGATGTATTAAACGCGCACCGCTTTCCTCCGGGGTTATCGGGTATTATTCCGGTTAATACGGCTGGTCTTGGTGACCCTGAAAAAACCGACAAGGTTTATTTTAAAAATGAAACTAAGCCGATGATTAAAAAATTGATTGATGCGGTAGCACAAGATGAAGAAATTCGCGGTGGTTTAAAGCTTACTTTTGATTTGAGCTCTGATTAGCAACGGATTAATTACAATACAAGGATTGAAAATTATGTTTAGCGACCCAGTTATTGAACAATATAGAGTGAATCCGCAAGGTGACAGCTTTTCAGGTGTTTTTACATTAGCTTACCCAAGTAAAAAACGCTGTATTGTTTTAGGTTTTTATAGCACGTCTAAATTAAGAAAAAGCCAACTAATAGCCCTTAAAAATCATGTGCTTTCTAAAGGGCGTGAGTTATTAGTTTTTTATCGACAAAAGCATAATAAAGAGTTTGAAAAAATAGTTAAATTAAATTGAACTCTCTTTTTTACTTTATTTGCCCACACGAATTAACTGTATATAATATCAGTATATTTATAAAGTTGTGGGTGAGAGTATGGCGCGTGTTGAATGTCCAAATTGCAGTAGTAAAGCGGTTGTTAGCTCAAGAGAAAAGCAAAGCACCCATGTTAGCCATTTATATTGTAGCTGCACTAATGCGAAAGAGTGTGGGGCAACATTTAGGGTAACCGTAGGTTTTGATCACTACTTAAACCTACCTATGGCAACCACCGCACAAATTGCCGCCCACTACTTAAAACAACTGCCACGCGAGCAGCAGTTAGATTTGTTGAATGCAAGTTAGCCCTTTACTTTAACCCGCTTCCATCATTTTTTCAGAAGCTTGCGCTAAAAAGTCTGATCTGTCTGAAAAATTAGGGTGACTACTAACAAACGCATCAACTCGGCTAAGTTGAAACTCTGACATGGTAATGTTGATACGTTTTTGTTTTGCTCTGATAGTTTCTACTGGCACATCAATGGCAATCCATTTATCAAAGTCTTTATACGCTTTAGTATAATCTTTATAGCCCACATCTAACGCTGACAATATATGCCCGTCGTTAAATGCCTCTTCTGCCATGTCTAAAATAGCAAGTTTAGCCTGAGTTAATACCTCGGTCTCTTCGTCTGCTGCGGCAAAACAGCCATAGCCAATTTTATCAAATACAGGTGCTACAATGCCGTATGCCTGTTGATCATTTGCTGGTGTTTCAATGCCAATCATAAATAACATGGTAATTCTCCCGTTGTTCAAAAAGCTGGGATTAAATCCCAGCAGCTTTCTTGATGCTTTTTAAAGTGCCTATTGGTGTCTCTTTTTTGGGGTGTGGTACGGGGAACTTTTTCCCCGTTATCGGTGAGTACCATATTTGGTGATCACCTTTACCATGCCTGATAAATTCACAACCATGCGCTTTAAGCAGTTTTATTAAGTCTGATGACCGCATTTCACCCCCTCTTTAACAATAGCCTAACTATATACACACATGTGTGTATAGTCAACCGTTACCCCTGATTATTTGCCGTAAAAAATCCCAATACTTTTTGGTGCGCTTTAATCGTGTCGAGGTAGCGGTCATTAATCAGCTTTGACAATAACGCTAAATCTTCAAGGCTTAACATGCCCGGTACGGTAATAAGGTGGTAAAGGTCTTTTTTGTCTAGCTGTGGTGTTTGAGCAAGCAAATGTGGGTAGCTTTGCATTTGCTGTGTTAAGCACATTTGGTCAAAGGCGCGAATTACCGCTAAGTGAAACTTAGGGCTTATCCACATGGCATAGGCATAAACGAGTTCTTTGCAGACGTAAGTGCCACGGTTTATTCCACCATGAATAGTATTTACCCCAAGACCCAAATCTGGGTCTTGCCCAATTTCATTAATAAGTTCTTGAGTTTGTTCGTTCCGAATAAACCTACTTGGCGTATGCTTTCGGGCATTACCAGCCGCTTTATGTAAATCATTAAGGGAATGTAAACCATCGTGCAGACGGATTTCTTTGGTAAGAATAGTTAAATTAGTCATAATTGACTCCTGAGTAGTTGGATTATACCCGCCACTTTCAGAGTCCAATCTTAGGGTGGTAGGCTGCACAAGATTGGACTTACCGCACTCAGGGAGCGGCGCACTCGAAAGCGCTCCTGCACAACCCACCATAATGATGATGGATTATCGACACAAAAAAACGCAACTAATAAAAATAGGCGCGTTCATGTCGCCTGAGTTATAAAACGAGAGTCCAACCTCGGTAAGTGATTTTGCACTTACCAGTGAAGTATACGCCCGTTGCGGTTTTTGTGTCAATAGTAGCTAGGGGGTAACATTACCCCCCTAGCTTATAACTCATCTTTGTTAGCTAGTTCAAATGCTACCTGGTGAATTTTCTTAACCACTTCGCCAAATTTATCAGGGTCTAAACTGTTTAGTGCAGCCGCACCACTTAGGTTTAACCCTTTTACAAAGTAATCGTGTAGTGCATCAATTTTACGCTCGCTGCTAATGCGAGTAGCGCTAAGCACTTTATTGATTTGTGCTTTTGTTTCTAGGCCGTGAAGTAGTATTCTCATTGTTATTCCTTGTATTAATTAGGGTCACAAATTACTTAATCGATGGGTCACAAATTACTTAACCGGTGCGTCACAAATTTCTCCCTGGCAACGTCACAATTAATCACGCTGCGGTGTCACATTTAATTGCAGAGCTCGCTCACAGTTTTTCGAGATAATCTTTTCCGGCAAGTCGCATTACTTGTTTTTGCTCGGCCAAGAACACGACGACCACAACCACAGCCACAACGCTTTATATTTTCCGATTGTTCGATATGAACTTTGGTTCCATAGACAGTTGAATTAATCAATTGAGCAACATAAGTGCCCAATTGAAGCGGCACAGCATTAGCGATCACTTGTTTTTTTGCCTCTTTTGTTAAGAACGGTAGTGATAATGGGCTTGATAATCCCTGAATTTCACAACACGCTTCATATGAACGCGAATCACCACCAACAACAGCGGTTCCTTTAACATCACCATTAATTTTATTGATAGGGTTTAATTTAATATCTGTTTTGCAGCCAAAAACAAAAACGCGACGCCTTGAGTGGTCAGAAAACCACGCCAAATCTAATATAAAACGTTGCTGATAATAGCCCTTAATTTCAAACTCAGGCGCACCGATCACATTTTCAAATAAAAACCAATCTGGTGAAGCTTCGCTCACTACTCGCTTGTACTCTTCAAGCATTTCATAGCTGTAATTTGAGGGTTTACGGTTTAATCGTGAGAAGTCCTGACAAGGAGGGCCACCAAGTAAGCCCTTAAAGCAGCCTTTCGGTGGATGAAATGAACGAATGTCGCCACCCATTATTTTATCTTGTGCTTGAACGACACAAGCCCCTTGTTGTTCAAAGGCTTTGCCAAGTAAATCAATACCGGGAAATATTGAAAGCAATAATGAATTTTTCATAATGATTTCCCTATACAGTTAACATTGCCGCTAAAACTGCTTGTTGTTCAGCTTTTGGCATTTGTTTAAAATTATTAGCCCATCGTGCCGCTTTACGTTGTATACGCTGCCTGTCTGTGAAATTTTCACCGGCATAAGCATGATAGTGAATATCTGACGGCTTAAAGTTGCACCATACGGTTTCGGTTCTTACCCCGCCCCTTGTCATTGCTTGAAAGTCTTTTGACCACCAACCGCTTAATTGCTGTTCGTATAGTTTATTTTTGTAGCCAGATAAAATAGCAAATACACCGCTTGGTAAATTCTTTATGGCTTTTAATAAACGCATATGATCTTCAACTGTCATTTCAAAATCATACTTAGCGTTGCTAGTTCTGGTTTCTGGCATGTATGGCGGGTCGAGATACAACAACGTAGTATTTTTAGGTTGATAGTTTTCGACAAACTCAATACCACAACAACACAAATTTGTTGCTGAAGGATAGCTATATTTGTCTATGGCTTTCTGGCTTTTATCAATCAATATATTAGTTTGAGCAGGTGCCTTTTTGTTATAAATAGTGGCCGTTCCCCTAAAAACCTCTACATAAGTTTCATGCGGTGGCATTAAGTTAATGATTGCTTGGTAAACACCAGAGCCACCTTTTGCACCTAAATATGATTCAGTCAATTTCGTATCTCCAATTTAATATGCTTAGCAGCTGACAAAGTTAATTATGTCTATGTGTCCTTGTGACATAGTTAAAATTGTCTATCGTGGCCAACATAGTTTTTTATGACTATGGGATCCGATATAGATAAATATATCTATACTCGAGTACTCCATAGCTAAATAAATCTATGCTGCAGGTACCGCATAGTTAAATAAAACTATGATTATTCATTCATCTTTTCACGGCATGTTAAGCATATGTCAGCATCTCTGCCCCTAGCCGAAACTAAGGGTGAGAATACTTTTGAACACACACTGCATATTTCTCTTACATATGACATTTAGCGAATGCCTACTAATTTTTTTAATATTGTTTCAGCTTGATATAATTGTTCGTCGGTATAAGGCCAACCATTACGCATGTTTATGATTTTTATAAATAGGTCTTGGTTGCTTGAGTCGAGGTTTACAAATTGACGTAAATCAACAGGGCTTTTTTTACCTCGGTAACAACTGACATAAACTCTTACCAGATACGTTCCTACCCAATGGTTTTTCATTTCGTCAACCACTTTGATAAGTTCGTTAAGGTCAATTGGGTTTAATGCCATTGCCATTTGTAAGTTATATTTTTCGCCCTGTTCTTTGGCTATTTCTACTAATAATTTATCCATTACTTTCCCCTTTGTTAAAAATTCACTCTGATCACTCAATTCAAAATTTATTTATGATCAATCCCACCAATCTGGTTCTATTTCACCGTCTGCTATTTGTTGGCCGTATAGCCAGTCACTTGCATTGGGTATGGTTCGCCCGTTATTTTCCGCATGGTTAAATGCGGTATTCACTAACTGCTTGGCTTGGCTGTAATCAATATCAAATGGTTTATTACGGCCAGCTTTACGCGCAAACGTTTGGGCAAAGTGCTTAATCTCTGCTTTTTTCTGCAATTGTTGTTTTTGGTCTGGCTGATAACTGAGCAATTGTTCATTAAAGAGGTAATAAATTTGATCATTAATTTTGATCCTTTGACCTCTTTTAAGGGCTTGATAGATTTCAGGCGTTATCCCTAGCTTGCTGAGGTTGTTCTCAGCGGTAGTGGGTGTAGCGCAAGGCGTACAGTTATTTCCACTAGTCCAAGATAGGTCAGCTGCGCTGACAAAAGCACCCTCCTGAGCACTTTTCGCGGCTGTACCTTTTAACTGTTTTACCCATTGGGTAACACGGGTTAATAAACTTACCGTTTCTTCGCTGTCGCTCACGCCTTTTACTTTGCGTGTAACTTCGCCATATTTGTTGCCTAAGGGCGTTTGTTCGTATGCTGTTTTAAAGTTGGCATTGCGGCCAATACACATGCCGCCCATGAGTTTGACAAAATCTTTCCAACTGCCACGGTCAGCCGCCGCGCGAATTTCTTCCAATTCGGTATGGTCAACTTTTTCGCGTTGTCGTCTTAATTCACGGTAAACAGTAACGCTAGGCGAACCTTGAAATTGAAACTGACGAATACCCCACGTACTAGCCCAACATAAAACAGGGTTTACTTTGATTTTTTCGCCCGTTTCTTCATCTTCCAAGTCGGTAATTTGATAAGCATCTAAATTTTTTGAAATGTATTTGGCAATGTAGCCTGTTGCACTGCCCTTGCTTGGGTCGATGCGTTCAACAAGTACACGGGGTGAAAAAGTACGATAATCTTTGCTTGGCTCTTTGGCCTTAATGCCCTGGCTTTTTTTATAGCCCCATTGTTGGCGTTTTATTTTATAAGACTTAACTAATGATTTGCGGTTGTCATAACGCTTTATTAACTCGTCTCGGTCTTCACTAATAAAGTGTTTACGAATAATGGCGGTAACGGTTTGCTCTAATTTTTTAGGGATAAATAGCAGCATATGCCAGTGAGGACAGCCATCGGCATGAGCCTCAGCCACACGCATACCAAAATACATAACATCTAATCTATTTAGCTTTGCTCGTGCACGAGCCCAAGTATCTACTAAATACTTTTGTGCTTCTTTTGGGGTGTTACCATTCCAGTTAGCAGCATTGGGGTGATACTTACTAGGGCAGGTTAAGGTATAAAAAACACTAACAAAGCCTAATTCGGTGGCAATTTCTTCACTTTCTCGTAAGCGCAGCATGGTTTCACAACGTCTTATAGCAGGGTTGGCAATACCTGCCTTTACTGCTTCTAATAAATCAATAACTTCGCCATGTTCATTTTCAATTTCTAACTTACTTAAATAATCCATACCCGACCGCTGATCTTCTGCAAATTCACGTTGGGCTTTTTTTGAGGTGTATGGGTTAACATTTTTATGCTTTATTTTTTTGCCCTTGCCCACATAAAACGTGGCTTTACCTACGCTGCCTAATGCCAGTTCAATATGCTCAAGATATTGCTTGCGCACCGTTTTAAGTTTTTTCTTCCACCAGTCTTCACATAACATTTTAAGTAGGGCTATTTCTAGCGCTTCAACGGGTTGCTCATCTCTAACATGCCAGTATTTAGGGGTAACGTGCATGGTTAAGCAGTATTCACCTAATTTTTCATAAGTATGAATAATGCTTTCTTCAAGGGGTAAGTGCTTTGTTTCTTGGGCAAGATCAGTTAAGTGTTTTATGCAGTCAAGTGCGGTTTTTATCGCATGGTCTTGGGTGCGTTCTTTGCTTTCAATGATGTGCCATGGCAATGGCATACTGTTGCACAAGGTAAACAACCGAGCAAAGCGGTTACGGCCTTTTTCAATAGTGCGCCTTAACCATTTGTTAGCGTTTATTGTGGCATTGCTTTTTTTACGGTTATACATAGTGATGTATTCACGCGCCACCCTAGTTTGCAATGGGATAGGCATGCGACTTAATCCCTGCGCTAAAAAATTGAAGTTACGAATATCTTCAATGCCACGCACCATGTTGGCAGCAGTGCCAGACAGGTTTAACGTGGCTAAATTTACGCGTTGATCAAGGTTTTTGTTTACCATGGTTAGCTGGCTTCATCTTCATGAGAGCATTCACCACAGGGGATATCTTGCCAACCATTTTTTGTTAGCTCTGTGGTAAAACCATCACCGCAACAAGAAATACAGTAATTTTCATCAGGCATTGCTAATTCAATAGTATTAACCGGCAAACGATTAATAACATCGCGGTTTAGTTGTTGCAGTTTTTCTAAAACATAACGTCCTTTTTCTGATTCAATTGCCACCAATTCAGCAAAGGGCATGTTTTCAATAATGCTTTCTTCAAGACTTAACCGCATACCTATAGTTGGCCTTTTCTGGTAAAAGCAAATACCTGTGTTTACGTTGCTTAAAATGATTGAAATTAACGTGTTTGTTAGGCTGTTTTCTGAATTTTGAGTGCACTTGTCCATGCTAAAAGTTCCTTTAGTTAAATTTAGGGTTGGTTAATTAGTTAAATAATTGAGAGGTGTACCGTGCCTTTGTAGCCTTTTTGAAAGACAAAATGGGCATATTCAATAGAATCAGTTTTATTGTGTTTTTCTGGGTCGAAAGCTGGGCGTTTATGATGAATATAAACATGCTTGAGTGGCGCTTTATCCCAAAAAACTTTGCGCTTTTTAGTGCCTAGCCAGTTTAGCCTTTGCAGCATTACCACGTGCCCGTTGTCGTTGACTTCTCTTAGCGCTTTTTGAGCAAATTCAACGCTGCGGTCAAACGGTGGGTTAGTAATGATTAAGTCAAAACCTAAATTAATGTGAGTAAAATAGTCAGTGTTGGCACTTGCCGCTCTTGAATCTTCTCGTATATCTGCGGTGGTTATATCGCTAAAGCCAAATTCTGCTAGTACTGTTGGGTAGCTCATTTCATATTTACCACAACCACCGGCGGCAGGGTCTAAGGTTGGTAAGCTGACATCAATATTATGTTCAGGGATAAAACGTGCTAAAAATTCAGCCACTAACCACTGCGATGTTACATAATAATCGTTGGCATTTCGAATGGTGCCGCGTGCTGTACTGCTCATTAATTAACTCCTTTAATGGGCGTATCGTCATAAGCTTGCTCTAAAAATAATTTAGGGCTAATGGCGTTAACTTTGTTAAATGCTTTATAGATTTTATCTAGCATTAATACCGCTTTTTGAATACCTAGCTTTTGCTCAGCGGTAAATTCATTAAAGGTTTTATTTAAATCGCTACGACCAAGTTTTGCGGTATAACACAGCACTGCACGTTGATGTTCATTGAGTACGTTGTCGTATATAAACTGCGGTTTATAACGCTTATTACCTAATAATGCTTTAATTGCCATTAGCCCTTTCGGCATTTCAGTGGTGCCCATTCGGTCAACAACAGTGAATTTTGGTTTTTGTGCGTGGTTGTTATGATCAAGTGCTAACATAGTAATTCCTTAATTAATGCTTGGTTAATGCTTAGTTAATTATTAACGCGTTCCCATTCTTTACGGCCAATTTGATATTGCTCGTTAAGATATTTGCCTAAGTCAGTGACACTTACCAAGGTTGGTGAGCGTTCAGAGTCGCGAGCTTTAAACGTTGGAAAAGGTAAATCACAGGCTTTCGCTTTTTGCTCTGCTGTTTGAGGGGTGATACCTAAAAATTCTTTGCAGATTTCTTTTAGCGGTACTGCCGGAGTTTCAAAGCGAGCCAGTAAGGCAAAGGTCATATTCATGGTGTTAACCCTTAAGCTGCTTGTTGTGCTAACTGTTTGCCGTACATTGCATAGAATGCTTGTGCGCCTAAAGTGCGCCATTCTTCAATGTCACTTTCAAACCAAACTTTGCGGGATTCCGTAATAGCGTGTGATGGTGGAAATTGCTTTTTTTCAACAAGTCGGCGAATGGTTGTGCTAGATATGCCGCAAATAGAAGTAACTTGCTTAACTGATAAATAGCCATCTGATAAACTAATCAACTCGCCTTTTACATTGGTTAATCTTTTGATTGTGTCACTTTGGGTCATAACGTGGTTCCTTATCATGAATCTTTTGTGCTAAAGTAATTAAAGTAGTTAAAAATCAACGACCTTCGTTTCACTGAATGGATAAACACAAGAAATATGTATCCCTCAAATGAACAGTAAGGTAAATATATATCCTCATGGTGACCTATGTCAATTACTTTCGGTGAAAAATTAAAATTAATTAGATCCTCTACAGGCTTAAGCCAGCAAAAATTTGCTGATTTTGTTGGTCTTGGTATTAGTTCTTATAAAAAGAATGAAGGGGGTTTTACTGAGGTCGGATTATCCACTGTTCATAAAATATCTAGTCATCCTGAACTAAAAAAATATGCTTTATGGTTAATCTCTGGTGGAACAAATCCAGCAGCAGGTCAAATTGCACCGGGTGATGCAGAAGCAGAAAAACAGGTAGAGCAACAAGCATTGGTACAAAAGGAATTTGATCAGCAGGTTGCTAAAACGATTGAAGATAGCATATTGTTGTTTTGTCACATCGGTTGGTTTACGCCCAACCCTGACAAAATAGATTGGAATGCAGTGGGACCTTTAATATTAAAAGATATTAAACCACTGCTTAAAAAAATGCCGCAACAACAGCAACATTTACACTTGATAGATAAAACAGGTTAACGTTTCGCAGATACAAAAAAGCCGCTAAACTTAGCGGCTTTTTTGTTGTTAAATTTTTTCTCTTTTTATATATGGCAGCTTAACTTGCGGTACATCAATTTTTAGTCGTTCAGCTATCGCCGCTACGAGTAGCTTCTCCTCTTCTAAATCCAGAACACCATCATCACCAGAAAAGTTATCTCTGCTTGCCGTCCATAATTCCAAAGTGTTGATTTCTATTTCTGTTGGCACATAGTCAGACGCTTCAATTTCCCATTTTACACCATTACAATCTTCACCACTATTTCCGCAAGCATCTGGGTAATAATTCACAATAGCGTAAGCATTTCCTTGTCCATAAGTTGTTTTCGATTGCTCTAACATTATATATGCAACATTAGCTCTTTGTGTTCGCTGTAATTCACGTGCAGCTGCTTTTGCTGTTGCTGCCCGGCTTAATTTTGTTTTAGCTGTAGGTGCAACAATTATCCACTCCATTCTTTTTCTACCAGCAAAACTAATATCGTTGATTTTAACGACTTCATAAGGTTTTGGTTGAATATTGCGTAGTGGGTCTTGGGTTTCTGTGTTTTGTGATATTGGCGTTTCTTGGCTAGATTGTTCGTTAGTTTTGTTTTTATTTTCAGGTGTATCAATAGCACCAGCCAAAAGCAACAAACAAACCCATGACATGGTTATGGCTCCTTTCATTGAAAGCTCTTTGTGTTCTTTACCGTTTTCATCCGCCTGTTTTTTACTGTTGTTATTGAGCTTATCAAGAACACTAGGTATGCAAATAGTTAACGGAAGCAAACTAAGCAAACCAATAATCCATTGCCCATTGCTAAAACCCTTAATAGAAATAGCTATTGAAAAAATTATTGTTACAATACTAAAAATCCACCGTAAAACCTGTATAAACATTACTGCTCCTTTTTTGTTTTTAAATAAAAAAACTGCCTAGTTGGCAGTTTTTATCTTAAATTATTTTACTTAAACAGCTTTCAGTTGTACAGGTTCATTTTCGGAACGTTGATCCCTGTCAATAGGAACGATATTTCGCTTATCGTTGTTTCGATAATATCGTTTAACCTGTTCAAGTTTAGGCTTTAACTTATTGTACTGATCTGCACCTTGGCTATTTTCTAAAATATTACCAATATCCATAACCAAACTGTGCGCATGTGTAGCGATTTCTTTTCTTTGCCTGTGCTTGTCTACTTTGTCATCAAGCAGCTTTTCAAATTTTTTATAAAAAACTAATAGGAAAGTTGCCGAAATTATTAATAGTGCGGCAAAAATATCATATCCCATATTCACTCCCTTGCTTGCTTTCCATATTATTTGTGTATAATTGGTAAAAAATAATTAAAGCCGCAATTAAAAATTCAACTGAGTTAACTACAACAGAATATATACTCCAAAGCCACCAAGGCTCTGTTCTATTATTTAGCACAACTATATCTATGTGCATTGCCGCGTACAGAACAGTATTTATTACCAATATCCACAAAGCACAAGCTGTTATCTTCTGAATTTTGACTCTTAATATTAAGTGCCCTAGTATCGTAATGATAATGCTTATTGCATCATCACGTAGCCAGTTGAGGTAATAAACTTCGGTTGGTATGTCGCGTTCTTCAAATAATAAACCGTATAGGCTGTTATTAGCGATGAAGAAATTAACAAATAGTATGGATGCCAAAATAAAAACTGACGGAGAACCCCGCCAATTTTTCGCTGATAAATAAAAGGCTGCAAGATAAAGAAATGTTATACAAACACTTAAAGTTTGAATAGTAAGCTTATCTGACAGCACATCAAGATACATATGAATATCCGGCTAGGTTTTCACACCGCCACCGCCTTTATACGTTTCGGCTACTGGTTCTGTCTTGACACCACAGCCACCTTTTTCGGCTTCCGCTTCGGTTACGGTTTTAACGCCACCACCACCTTTTTGGACTTCTGCCTCTTGCTCAGTTTTAAAGTCACTTCGGTTATCCATTACTACTCCTTTTGAAAGTGAAAACTACATTAAACTACATTTATTTGAGTATGTACTTGTTCCGAACACAATAAGGCACTGTGAATAAAAACAGTACTTTTGATTCAAAATAAACTTTACTGCTCTAAAGCTATATTTAAACAGTTTGAATATTGAAAGGTATCTAGTTGTAAATCACTGGTGGTGACAGTTGACTGGCTCCAATGAATACTGGCACCCTCAATTTTAACCATCACCCTTTAGTCACCCTTGTAATCATACAGGTGTTGTTTTTATTGGCAAGCCGTCCAATCGAGCATGGGCGCAACTGATAGTTTGTGAGAAATAGGTTTTGTAGACAACTTAACTAATACCTTGTATATGAAATTTAAAAATAAGAGCGACTAATACCAAGTGAAGTAATTGATTGATCACTTAGCGAGAATTAAAAGGCTTAGAGGCAAGGCATTGATTGAAGAGAATGGTTGTTCCCTTGTCAAAATCAATAACGTAGCATATAAGCCTTTTAAACTCGCCCTTCGGGAGCTCATTAGCAAACTGATAACGTCACAAAATTAATGAAATATAGAATAACTATGTTTAAATAATTTTGCTTGTTCTAAGCTCGCTAATAAAGCTCTAAG